GTTGTGTTGAATTATGGTGCAGGTAACATTGCAGTCCAAGGCGAGAAATTGTTTTGGAAAGGCAATGAAATGCATGGTGCAATCGTTGACCGTATGGTGCAAATGCTGCAAGATGGATTCCCTATCAAACCATTGGCCAACTTCATGCAAAACATGATGGAAAACCCATCATATCGTGCTGTGAATGAGTTGTATGGTTTCTTGGAAAAGAATCGTTTGCCAATCACACCTGATGGTCACTTCCTTGCATACAAGCGAGTGCGTGAGGATTACACCGATTGCCACACCGGCAAGATGGACAATTCTGTTGGTAAGATTGTGGAGATGGAACGCAACCAAGTGAATGATGACAAGAACCAAACTTGCTCTGCTGGTTTGCACTTCTGTTCTGAATCATACTTGTCTTGCTTTGGTGGTGAACGCACCTTGATTGTTAAAATCAATCCCCGTGATGTTGTGTCCATCCCAACAGATTACAACAATGCGAAAGGTCGTGCCTGTCGTTATGAGGTGATTGGTGAAGTTGGTGTAAACCCCAATGATGCGGTAGAATTCTCCGCACCTGTGCAAGAAAACGCAAACTCTGCTGCTTGATATGTCCAATCCTGATGATAAGGTGAAGCATTCAAAACGCCTGCTGAAGGATGAGAATGCTATCAAGAAGCAAACCAAGATTGCCAAGTCTCATGGCATGAATGTTAAAGAACCTCACAAGTTTGCCAAACATCATGCAATGGATTGTGGCAATCCTAGGTGCTCTGTGTGTAGTAGCCCACGGAAACTAACCAAAGAGAAAACCATACAGGAAAAATCCTTTGAACAAACTGGTAAGTGGAATGAAGAATGATAACTATAGTGTTACTTGCCACGCAAGTGATTTTGGCGTATAATATGGGTTGGTTCTATTAATTGGAGTAAATGATGAGTTTGAATCGTAATCAATCTGCCTTTGTTAAAGCTGCTGAAGAAATTTTTGGTGTTGGTTCAATACTGACACGGGATGGCATTCAGCATGTTGTTGAAGAAGCAGATATTTCTTTCCCATATTGGTTTGTTACTAAATCGGAATACCGAGTTGATCGTGGCCGTTACAAGTTGCCATCTATTGGTACCAAAAAACAAATGAAACAACCAGAACCTGAACCTGAATTGGAAGTGGCCTTGGCTGCACAGGTATTAGAATTCAAGCAACCTAGAATGATTGATGATTCTGACGTATCAATCCCTGCAAAGTATCCAGATTATGTCCCCTTTGGTTTTTATAAAGATTTACGCAATATTATTAAGTCTGGTGTGTTTTATCCTGTGTTTATCACAGGTCTATCTGGCAATGGTAAAACACTCATGGTTGAGCAGGTATGTGCCGAACTTACTAGAGAGTGTATTCGAGTTAATATCTCCATCGAAACCGATGAAAGTGATTTACTTGGTGGTCCTACTCTTGTTGATGGTAATGTGGTTAATCGTGATGGTCCTGTTATTACGGCCATGAAGCGTGGCGCCATTCTGTTGATTGACGAAGTTGATCGTGGTTCCAATAAGTTGATGTGCTTACAAGGCATCTTAGAGGGTAAACCATACTACAACAAGAAGAACGGCGAAATGGTTTATCCTAAAAATGGATTTTCTATCATTGCTACTGCAAACACCAAAGGTCGTGGTAGTGAAGAAGGTCGCTACCTGTCACAGATTCTTGATGATGCATTTCTTGAACGTTTCCCTATCACAGTCGAACAGGAATATCCTGATGTTAAGACTGAAAAGAAAATTCTCACACCATTGATTGATGACCAGGATTTTGTTGAGAACCTCACTCAATGGGCTGACGTTGTTCGACAATCATTTGACCAAGGTGCTACGGATGAAATCATCTCCACTCGCCGTTTGGTCCACATTGCCAAGGCATACAAAATTTTTGGTGACCGTATGAAGGCCATCGAATTGTGTGTGTCCAGGTTTGATACTGACACCAAGATGGCATTCCTAGACTTATACTCCAAGGTTGACGCCAAGGTCAATGCACCTGTGGGAACATCTGCAAAGCCAACAATCCTGGATGAGATTCCATTCTGATGTAAAAAAACAACACTGGATGGTTGCCAACATGCCACTCATGTGTTATAATCACTATGTTGGTTCTTTAATCATGTTATTTTGAAAGGACTTAAATGTCAAACACTGTACGCACCGGCAAACAAAACCGCCACGAAAAAATCACCGTTACTTTGCTATCTGGCAAACCGGTATCTCCCGATGAAATTAAATCCTGTTTCAAAGGTACGGATCAAGAAGCGGTTCTCTATCGCTTGTCCACCAACATTTACAATATCCGCAAAGATGGTGGCATCGTAAAGGTTCACAAAGAAGGCCGCAAGGTTACAGCATATCAATTGGTTAACCACACCGAGTTTGATGCAAACGGCCGATATGTTGGTAAACCTACATCAGTAACAGTAACCGCACCTCTTGCACAACCTGACACTGTTGAAGCCTAATATGGTTAATCTCAAATGGGCTAATCAATCGCTTGATTGGCCAAAGCTCGCTGCTGTAGTATCAATCGCCATTTTCTTGGCATGCCTTAATGCCATTTTGGTGATGTTGTGTTGGAATTTGTTTCTTGTTCCTGCAATTACAGGTTTCAATGAAATTGATTTCATTCAATCGCTCGGCATCACCGGTCTTTGTGGCATTCTGTTCAAAGATAATGGCTTTAGAGCATCATACAAATGAATGACTGGGACAGAGATAATCTGAAATTTATTATGGAAACAGATGATGGCGCCTTTGATGTGTGGCTCGACCAAGCTGATGACCGAGACATTGAATATGCATTGGAATTGATTCGTATGGCTCGGGCTGAATTGATGGTTCAGGAAATGGAAATTACTGACTCTGTTTCCAATTTTACAGAAGCAAATTTGTTAATTGAAAGGATTAAAAATGTTTAATAAAAGTGTGAGGTACAGTATGTTTACTGTTATGTTTTTGGTGATTGCTGCGTGTTCAACTCCCAAACTCCAAGGTTTCAAGGAGCCAAAGATGATTGAGCGTGCTGAGGTCATTCGAGCACAAAAAGATTGTATTGATGCAAAAATGCGTCCAGTGATTCAAACACTGCCACAGAAAACGGATCATGGTACTATCATGTATCCCGTTGCTGTTAATTGTGAAACTTATGTTGCTCGTCCGTAATCTATAAAAGGTGATTTAAATGTATTCCGAGGTTGTTAATAGTTCGGGTATCTCCCAACACACATTAGAATTGATGGTGTTGGGTTCTCTTGGCATTTTGATTTTTGGTGCAATTTTCTATTTGTACTGGAAACAAATTATCTTTGGTTGTTTGGCCTTGTTTGGTGTTGTGGTTTTTGCCAATCACCAACCGTCCAAAAAACCAGAACCTGCACCTATTCCTGTTGTGGAAAAGATTGTAGAGGTTGAAAAGATTGTGGAGAAACAGGTCGAGGTTATCGTTGAGAAAGTTGTTGAACCTTTGAAGCCGCTCGAGGTCAAACCAGTGAAACCTACTGAGGTGAAACCACCTAAAGAGGAACTAATGACCAAGCCCGAAGATGACCGGAAATACTTTGTTGAAGATTGCCTGTCATACACCGATTACAACAAGAAACAATGTGAAGCCATTTGGGACAAGCGGGAAACTGCTGACCAAAAATTGCTTGATGTTGACAATGTTGCATACAAGAAACGCCGGGCAGAAGCATTGAAGAAGCCTGGCGCATTTGTCACCCATTATACTTTGCAAGATAGGAAATAAAAATGATGATTAAACTGTACCGTGGATTGGTTGATATATTGACTAGCCAATGTGAATCGTTGAACAAAGAATTCATCACACACATTAGGACCTTTAACGAAGGTGGTGATGAACAGAGTTTTGGCACCGCAGGTTTTTGGAATCTTTTGCTTGAAGTTGTTTACATTCTATATGTGAAAACATTTGTTGGTGTTGGAATATTGATGACAATTGGCTTGGCTATCATTTTCTTTCCCCTGTATGCACTGTGGAATTCAATAACTAACGCATTTAATTTTAACATGCGGTTTCACCAACAAGAAATGAATCAAGAATTTGTAGAACCTAAGATGGAGAAAAAATGATTGACAGTGATTTGGAATCAATTACGGATGACTTCAATGATTTTCTGATGAAGATTGTCCGTAATTATGAGGTGTCATATCCCGCATTGTGCGGGATTATTATGGCACAGATGGTTAATCTTGCACAAGAATCTGGCCACGAAAGGACTGTCCTTGGTTTGTTGCCACACATTGAAAGAAAATTGAATTCTGAAGGACTACATTAATGGCTTTAAATCCCGATCAAATATGGTGGAGTCAACCATCTTTCGATGACCAAGAATATGCCATCAAAGGTGAAATGATTATTGCAGAACTTCTACTCAGTGAATTTGAATTGTTGCAATTTGATCCTAATTCTGTACTTACTGAAATGGAAATTAAAAAACGATTGATGACGAAATTGATGGATGTATTGGCCATCAGCAAAAGTGTTGAATTTACAAAAACGGATAGTCCTATTAATGGTTCAAAAATGTTTAGGGCAAGGATATTTGCTGTACCTGATGACCAAGTAAGAATCCTAAGAGTGTCGCAAATAAACAACAAATCCGCTTGACATATATACCGGTTTCTGTTATAATACTATTATGAAAATCGCAATCTGCTCAGACCTACACCTTGAATTTGGTACAATTTCACTAGAGAATACCGAGAACGCCGATGTTCTTATTCTCTCTGGTGACATTTGTGTAGCCAAAGATTTGATGAACAAGGACAATAATGATATTCTCGACCGCTTTGGCCGCTCTGAAGCGTGGCACACATTCTTTCAGGAATGCTCTGATAGATTTCCGCATGTCATTTATGTTATGGGAAACCATGAACATTACCACGGTGATTATCGTGACACTCTTGGAAATTTGCGTAGTCGCCTTAATTATCTCAGCAATCTACACATCTTAGACAAAGAACAAATTGCTATTAAAGATGTCATCTTTATTGGTGGTACTTTGTGGACAGATATGAACAAGGAAGACCCAATCACACTGCTGCACATGAAGGGTATGATGAATGACTTTCGTTGTGTTCAAAATAGTAATCGGATGACAACCTTTAAAGACGAAGATGGTAAATTCCATGAACGCAAAAGTCGTTTCACACCAGAAGATGCGGTAGAAGACCACAAAGAAATGTTGGCTTATGTTCGTATGATGGTTGAAGGTAAATGGGATCAAAAGTTTGTTGTTGTTGGTCACCATGCACCAAGCAAACAATCCACACATCCCAGATATCAAAAAGAAGAAATTATGAACGGTGGTTATAGTACCGAGTTGTCGGAATTCATTGTAGACCATCCACAAATTAAATTGTGGACTCATGGTCATACACATGAAGATTTCGATTACATGATTGGTTCTACACGCATCGTTTGTAATCCCCGTGGTTATGATGGATATGAAAAACGTGCTAGTAGATTTGAACTTAAATTTGTGGAGATTTGAACATGGAAAAGAAACTGTATCTAGTTGAAACTGTATCAATGTTTCGTATGCGTTATGTGATTGAAGCTCGTGAAGAAGGTCATGCTGCCGATGAATTTGTCATGGAAGTTGGTAATGAATCATTCAAAGAATTCTCACAACACCACATGGATGAAGTGATTGTTTCCACCCGTGAATTGTCCGCAACCGACTATGTTGAATTGTTTGATGCCGACAATGACTACTTGAAGTCATGGCCCGTTAGTAAGAAAATGGAATCAATCAACTCTGTTGAATATCAAGATGAAAGTTTTGGTTTAAAATGAGAAAGATTCTCGTAACAGGTTGTTCTGGTTATATTGGCCAACACCTATGTAAAGTCCTGGAAAAAGAATATGTGGTTGGTATGGACCGTGTATTCAAACCTGTGATGGCGGAGAAATTTGTCATGCAAGATATCACATCTGGTTTTGACCACTATGACCATTATGATGCAGTCATTCATTTGGCTGCATTGGTTAATGTTGGTCAATCTATGATTTCGCCAATGGAATACTACCGCAACAATGTTACAGGTACTCTGAAGTTATTGGAAAACATCAGCTTTGATAATTTCATTTTTGCATCTACTGGTGCCGCAGAAAATCCTTGCAGCCCATATGCTTTATCAAAAGCAAGTGTGGAATCAATGATTCGCCAATATTGTATAATGAACAACAAGGATTATACCATCTTTCGTTTTTACAATGTAACAGGTAGTGCAGGTTACGGACCAACAAACTGGGATGGCCTGTTCTATAACTTAATGAAGGCAGAGGAAACCGGTGAATTCAATCTTTATGGGAATGATTATGATACAATTGATGGTACCGCCGAGCGTGATTATGTTCATGTACTTGAAGTGTGCAATGCTATTAAGATGGCAGTCCAAAGACCGTCCAATCTATTGGTGGAAAACCTAGGTACTGGTACAGGCCACACTGTACAACAAATTGTGGATAAATTTAAACTGGTAAACGGTTGTGACTTCAAGGTAAACCATTTGCCACGTAGGTGTGGTGATATGGCCAAATCGGTACTCAAAAATGTCTCGCCATACATGCAAAAATCCTTTACAATAGAAGAAATGTTAAGAGTTTCAAAATGAAGATTTATAAATCAAACTATCGTAATCATTGGATCAGTCCATATACCATCTTGGACTATATGTTCTTTTGGACAGACTGGTCTAAGTGTAGCCGCTGGACCACGGAACAAAGTCTTGAAGATCACCGTCGAGAAAAAAGTCAGTTTGTGGAATATCCAGAATGGGTAGAGAAGTGGTCTGACCGTTTGGTGCCTATTAGTCGTGCAATTCAATCAGTATTGGATTTTGTGCATCCTCAAATCAATTATGTAAAAATTGATAGATGGGACACTTGGAATATGGATCATACCCTGTCCAATATCATTTTACCAATGTTGAAACAACTAAAAGCAACCAAGCACGGTTCACCGTTTGTTGAAGATGTTGATGTTCCTGTCGAATTCCAATCTTGGAATTGCTGGCCTAAGGAAAATGAATGGGACACAGATGAAAATCACTTCAAGCGTTGGGATTATATCCTTGATGAAATGATTTTTGCTTTTGAACACAGGGTTGACGATTCATGGCAAGACGCATACCGTTCAGGTGAAATTGATATTAAGTGGGTGCCTATAGATGCCAAGGGTAACGAAGTACCAAAAGGTGAACATAAGTATTATCAAATGGGTCGTGGTCCTAAAGATACTTATGTGTGTGATTATGATGGTATAAAAGAAGTAGAAAAAAGAATGGAAAACGGATTCCGTTTATTCGGCAAATACTATCAAGGATTGTGGGATTGAATATGAGTGAAGTTGCACAGCGAGAAAAGTATTGGTGGGAACATTATCCCCTACACCAATTGTGGTGTAATGATGCCTGCCCATTGGTACCACGATTTAAATATCGACCAGGTGATGAATGGAATGCTAATGGTTGGTCATTACATTGGTTGATATTTAACATTTGGACACTGGAACATTTTAGTTTTGGTATTGATGCAAGTCTGGCACAAGATAGTATATCTGTTGGCATTATTCTCCCCTATCTCCGAGTTATTATTGGCTTTCATCATGTGTGGCATTGGACATGGTTATACAGTATAGGTCGTATGTTACGCCGCAAACCAGCGTTGAAGAATGATAAAGGAGAATACAATTGAGTAACTTGGTATCTTATGCAGAATCTGAAATGGACCGTATTGGTCTAACCAATGAAGATGAATACAACGGAATGATGCGTGAACACATTCTAAAAATGGTTAAGGTGTTTGCTGAAGAACACCATTCCGGTTTCTCAGGCCGTTATGCACTAGACCTTCTAACTAAATTGTTGGACTTTAAACCATTAACACCATTAACAGGTGAAGATGATGAATGGACAGATATAAGTGATTACGGTGATTCGCCTCGTTACCAAAACAAAAGATGTTCATCAGTTTTCAAAAATCCAGATGGTGAATGTTATGACATTGATGGCAAAGTATTCTGGGAATGGTATCGTGATGAAAATGGCAAGGCATACCAATCATACTATTCCAACTATGGTTGTAGGTTGCCTGTAACTTTCCCCTATATGCCACCAGACAAACCCATCTATGAATACCGTTGGTCGGACGCAGAACCTAGAACACCTCCGCAAACGGAAGAAGGTTTCATTGAGTGATGTGGAGACTGTGGGCAAAAGCCCTAGGTGAGAAGGCAGGATCCACCGACCGTGAGGCAAACATTATCGCTTGCCTTAGAACCCTAATTGTGTTATCATACATCACCACAAACATTTTCATTATCGCAGGCGTTATAAGGCATTGGTAATATGTTATCAGTTATACATTATGTTTCAGCGGTTCGCCGTTTAGAAGAAATTGAGAAAACCATTCTAATGATGGGTGGTTCAAGGCATCACGACAGGGATGTACCGGTTACACTGGTTGCTCAACGTGATATGGTGAAAAGAGAGATTGAATACTACAAAGAGAGGTGTGAAGCACTTACTCTTTATACATTCCTTACTTTATTTTTTGGTTCTATTGCTTGTTTTGCTGTTTGGAAAATTTATGCGTAAAATTTGGGAATTTATTAAAGAATGGGCTTTCACTTCATTGGTTATTGCTGCTCTGATTTGTTTCATATATATGGGTGCAACATCGAAAAGTAAACCACCTGAGCCATTGAAAGAATTTAAAGATGGTATACAAAACCATCTTGTCTGGTCAATCAAAGGTGAATGTTTTTTTGTGAGGCCAGATACCGATGTTACTGTGTATTTGATTCGTGTCGTTGATTGTGATAAAAAATAAGGAGTTAGTATGAGTTTATTTGTTGAAGTTAATTCTGTTGAAAAAGGTTGTCCAGTTATTGTTAACTTAGAACACATCATTGAAATTGCACCATTGGCTGCAGGTGGTTGTGCTTTATTTACATTAGATAGTGCGGGAATGAATTCTAAGAATTCTATGAGAGTAACTAATGATTATAGTGAATTCAAACAGTTTGCTATGCAGACAGTATCTGCTGAAGATATTGAAAGACGATTCCCAACCAAAGCAAGCAAAAAAGATAAAACACTTGAATTGGAAATTCCAAAACTATGAAGTTTGTATTCACGGCAGAGCATGAAGCACCTCTATACAGTCTTATCAACAGTAAACACCGTGGAACAAAACTGACTATGGAGTTTGAAGCCGAGGACCTTGAAGTAGTGCTCTCTGAATTTCAAGATTTCTTGCGAGGCCTTGGTTTTCATTTTGATGGTCAACTTGAAATTGTTAATGATACTGATGCTAACACAATAGAGTTGGTTCGTAAAACATTTCAAGATGATCCAGAAGATGATGATGGTCGTTGTTAATGATAGAGTTGTTTAGACCAACTTTTGAATGGATTAGAGATGATTTTAAGTCTAATAGAATTCGGTTTGCTATTGAGTTGCTTGCTTGGGCTATCAGCATTGGTTGCTCGATTACTATGGCTCTCACAGTCCCAAACCCGCCTTTATTGTCTCTCTATCCTGTTTGGATTACTGGCTGTGCCCTCTATGCTTGGGCTTCTTGGACTAGGAAATCTTTTGGCATGTTGGCTAACTACATCTTGCTCACATCTATTGATACCATTGGCTTAATTAGGATGTTAATGTGATTAATTTAACTAGTAAAAAAATTTACCCACCGGCAGTCAGTATTGATTTTATTAAACCATTATCATATCAATTTCGGGTTGTTGAGATTCTTGGTGATGATGGCCAAGTTGCAACAGTGAAACTACAAGTGGAAGTTTGGGAACATGATGAAAACGGTTACGGCACAATAAAACAACGTTGGACTGATGTGCCTCGGGTTAGATTTGACAAACACGGCGGAATGATAATACCATGAATATCTTTTATCTCGACAATGACCCCAAAGTGTGTGCAGAAATGCACAATGATAAACATTGCATTAAAATGATCCTTGAATATGCTCAACTTCTTTCTACTGCTCACCGTGTTCTTGATGGTACTGAATCTGTTGGCCTCTCTGAAACTGGTCGAAAACAAACTCGATATGTTCTTCCTGACGGCCGTGAATCTGTGCTTTATTCTGCTACTCATATCAACCATCCTTCAGCAATTTGGTGTAGGCAGTCTTATGCAAATTATGTTTGGTTGTCTAAGTTGTTGACCGAATTATGCCGTGAATACACCTATCGTTATGGTAAAGTTCACAAAGTAGAAGCATCTGGTCTTGAAGAAGAATTGATGTATCCACCAATGAATATTCCTGCACACGCACCGTTCACTGAGCCAACACCAGCCATGCCTGATGATGTAAAAGTGGCAGGTGATTCTATTGCGTCCTACAAGAATTACTATATAAATAATAAACAGCACCTAGCCTCATGGCGAGGTAAGATTAACTCACGACCTGTTCCAAACTGGTTCCAAACTACATGATTTACACATTTCTGAATAAGAATACAAATGAAATTGAAGAACATACAATGCGCCTTGCAGAGTATGATGAGTTTAAACTAAACAACACCCACCTAGAACGATACTTTGGTCCCGAAGGCCTGCCTGGCTTTGGGGATGGTATGCGTATGGACACACCAGGAGTTGGTAAGGCCGACTCCGCATTTGAGAAGTATGTCATCAATCGTATGAAAGAAACCATTCCAGGAAATACGATGGGTGGCCATAAAACCAAGATGCAAAGAGAATGGTAATGCCTCAAATCCCCGCCCTATTTCTACCTAAAAAGAAAACTGAGGAAAATACTCAGTCAAAAAATTTGAATAAAAATCGGAAGAAAAAAGAATCCGATAACTCCAAAAAAGTTTCAGCACTAGTCCAAGGAAGAAATGATGGTTACAAAAAAAACGACAGCCAGATACGCAGCGGAGCAATTGCAGGATGATGAAAATAAAACTAGGCATCAACCAATATCAACAAACTCATTGAAAATTAAACCGGATCATTTAAAGACATTTGAACCATTAACGGAGAATCAAAGATTATTCTTTGAAATGTATAAAGGCGGTGCCTACTTCATGGGACTATTCGGTAGTCCTGGGGTAGGCAAAACTTTTTTGGCGTTGTATAAAGCACTAGAAGAAGTATTGGATAAATCCAATTCTTTTAAACAGGTAGTGGTTGTGCGTTCACTCGTTCAATTGCGTGATGTTGGTTTTTTACCAGGTGACTTGAATGAAAAACAAGAAATCTACGAATTGCCATACAAAGAAATTTCTGCCACATTGTTTGGTAGAAACGATGCATGGGATAGATTAAAGGAACAAGGCCATGTTCGATTTATTTCAACTACGGCAATTCGTGGCATTTCTATTGATGATGCCATTATTATTGTAGATGAAAACCAAAACTTAAACTGGTCAGAAGTCAATACAATTATTACCCGTGTTGGTCACAGGTCAAAGATTATATTTTCAGGTGATTTCAAACAAACTGACCTAATTAAGAGTAACAAAGACCAAACAGCTTTTCATAGTTTCTTAGAAGTGGCTAGAAAGATGCCGTCTTTTCAGGAGATTTATTTTACACCAGATGATATTGTCCGTAGTAGCTTAGTGAAACAATGGATTGTAGCATGTGAACAACTAGGTTATTGATATGTTTAATTATTGCCCACCAAAAGAGATTCCAAAAATCGAATCTCAAACCTTTCCTGATGGAAAAAGATATTATGTAACACCAGAAGGTAAGAAATTACCATCGGTGACCACGGTGGTGGGTGCTCAAAAGAAACAGGCCATCATGGAGTGGCGTCAAAGAGTTGGTGAAGAAGTTGCTAACAAGATATCCAAACAAGCGACCACCCGTGGTACCAATATGCACAGCTTGTGTGAATACTATTTGAACAATGAACCTAAACCACCGGGCGTTGTGATGCCTGATGCCAAGGAAATGTTCATATCAATCAAACCATACCTAAACAAGATAAATAACATACACTATCAAGAGGTTGGCTTGTGGTCATCACAACTTGGTTTGGCTGGTCGTGTAGATTGTATTGGTGAATATGAAGGCAAGTTATCAGTCATTGATTTCAAGACTTCAAAGAAGGCCAAAGACAGAGAATCAATTTTAGATTACTTTTGGCAATGTACTGCATATGCACTGATGTATGAGGAATTGATTGGTCAACCTATTGATGAATTGGTAATCATCATGGCGGTGCAAGATTCAACACCATTAATTTTCAAAGAAAAAACACAGGATCACATTGAAGGACTTGTAAAAGCTATTGATTATTACCACAAAAACAGCTGATAGAATAAATAGATAATAAAAACAAGGAAAAGAAATGGCACTTAACAGCACTGGTGAAATTAGTTTAGGTGGTTCAACTGCCGCTACGTCAGTCAATTTAGAACTTAATAAACTAGCCACAGCCACTGTAAGTTTAAATGACGCTGATGTGCGGCAGCTTGCGGCTATCGTTTCAGGTGAAATAAGTATGGGTGCTTTACGAGGAAAAAGTTCCAATCCTAAGCCACTTCAAAAGGCTATTTTTGGTTTTGGTACAACTCAAACTAATGGAAAAGAAGATAATATTACCAATATAATAACAAATACTGGTGTTGTTGGAACAGACACCCGCAACGACAGCATTTTTGTTACTGGTACCACACTTACAGGTTTATATTATCAAATACGAGCAGCCGCTGGTTATGGTGGTGATAAAGCAATTTTTGCATTTGGATTTGATCGCTTTAATGGCGCAGTAAATTATCAAAACTTGGTGTCAAATACAGGTGTTGTTGCAAAGAGCACTACTAATATGGCGCCATCAAGCCGGGCCCAATTGGCAGCCGCAGGTTATGGTGGCGATAAAGCAATTTTTGGATTTGGCCAAGCAGGACCTTTTGAAAATGTCACAAACTTGGTATCAAATACAGGTGTTATGGCCAATAATCAAGCTGGTGTTGGTACCAAAAGAGCTGGTCTGGCCGCCGCCGGTTATGGTGGTGATAAAGCAATATTTGCTTATGGAAATGCTGGCAGTTATCCTGGTACTTCAGTAAAAAATTTGGTATCTAATACAGGTGCCGTTGCTGCAGACGCAACAGGAGTTGGTACTGCAAGAACAAATTTGGCGGCTGTTGGTTATGGTCTAGATAAAGCATTGTTTGCCTATGGCGCACAAAATCAAAATTACGTAGCAATGCAGTTAAGTAACTTAGTTACAAATACTGGTATTGTTGGTACTGATAACAGCATTGCTGGTCGTGGTAGAGAATTCTTAGCGGGTACTGGTTATGGCGGCGATAAAGGAATTTTTGGATATGGCAACGATTTTGGCTTCACAAAAGTAACAAACTTAGTATCAAATACAGGTGTTGTTGCTAGTGAACTAATTACTTCTGGTGTTGGAAGATATGGTGTATCCGGAGCTTGTTTTGGTTAATTTAATTGTTAAAAATTAAACTATGTGAATTAAATATATAAAGGAAAACTTATGCCGACAAAATTGAATACAGAATTTAACTATCGTTATCAAGTTATAGGTGAAACGGTCTGGGAAAAAATAAAAACATTAAAGGGTTTTTATGAAGGTAGAATTCGTGCAAGCCACGGTGAAAAAATTTCAGAAATGAGATACAAATCAAAATTAATGGAGTTGCAAAGTCTAAAGGATAACAATGCATTACCACATGTTATACTTAATATGGAAGCAGATATTTTAGAATTTCAGACCGGTTTACAAATTCAAATTGAAGCATTTGAATTGAACAAACAAGAAATTAAAATTTTAGAAAATTTATTGGCGGAATGTTATGAGATTGCTGAACCAACCAGAATGAAACATCCTGACGGCACACCATACACAGATGAAGAAATGTTTGAGGCCAATGCAGCGAATGAATTTACTGCAATGATTGGTAAAGAAATTTATGCGGAAGTTATTTCAACAGGTCAACCTTCTCCTGCAAAACTTCGTAATGCAATGTCAAACCCACATACATGGAAGGCTTTGCAACAAATTGGATTAATTCCAGAACAATCATTTATGCTTGTTGGTGGTAATGATCCACTTAAAATTGGATTTGAAAAAATAGTAACATCATCAAATACTAGCCAACTGATTAGTGAATGATGGACTTACTGTGTGGTCATCATGCCAAAGATATAAGTATTTGTAATTGGGTTATTTCCAATTATGATGGTGAAACCGACAATATTACGGTTAAACTTTGGGTTGAAGCTTGTAAAGAATACCTAAAACAGGTTGACACAGATGCAAATTAATTGTATAATAGAAGTTATTGCTGTATGAAGCAAAGAGAAAAGTGTTCTGGACGGGGGTGCGAATCCCCCCAGGTCCACCATAAACATAATGTCTACTGGTGAATGAGATAACAATGCTCATAATAAAAGTCCAAACAGTATGTTTATGATGGGCCTGCATAGTTTCGACAGGGCAAAGAGTAACAGAGTGGACAGCACGGTAGGCGATGACCGTTAATCAAGCAAAAAAAGTATCCGCAAACGACTCACGTTTCGAATTGGCTGCCTAAACGCAGACTAGGGTTTCGGTTGGTGCACCTCGTAACAGAAGCACCAACCAATATGTTCAACAACAAGGAGTTTTATTTTGAAGAAAATTGCAATCGCAAGTTTAATTGCTGTCGCCGCAGCCGCACAGGCCGGTGGTTTTGTTTCGTATGGTGTAGACCAAGTTACTGATCGTGTAACCAACCAACAAAGTATCGCACAATATGTTCGTGCTGGTACCTCATTGGGTGGTTTCAATCTTGGACTACAAAATCGTAATGCTCGTACCAATGACAACCTTTCTATGTACAATAGCTTGGAACTTACCGCAGGTAAGACAGTTTTCGGTATCAACCCATTCGTTGGTGTTGGTTTTGATAATGGCGGCAACGGTGATAAGCCATATGAGTATGGTCTAGTTGGCGCAAACGCTGGAGTTAAAGTTGGTCCTGGTTATGCCATGGCTGGTGCTAAGACCCGTGTAAACTGGAACAGCGCAAATCCAAAACAATCTGTAGTGTTTGTTAGCTACGACATGCCAGTTATCAGCAAAGTATCTGTTGGTTTGGGTGTTAGCCAAAGTTATCAAGACATTCAAGACCGTGCAGTTGGGCTTACAGTTTCCGTAGGATTCTAAATAGTCAATGGGTTATGGGTTCCCAATAAAAACCCCACACTTCACACACAGGAGAAAAACATGTCAATGACACCCTTTGAAATTCGTCTTGAGCTTTTAAAAATGGCTAGAGATATGATATATGATGAGTATAACGCACAAAGAGATAAAATTTCGCAAGAATGGAACACTCAATGTGACGCAGCAAAAGCCAAAGGTGAACCGCCACCTCTACATCCGGCTTTACCACAAACTCCCTCAGAGATAGAAATTATCAGCAAGGCTCAAACCTTGAATGGTTTCGTATCTAACATTCCTGTGGAACTTCCAAAAGTTACCAAGAAATCGGCCTGAGGGTTGGGGGTATAACCCCTAACACACACAAGGAGAACAAATGAAGTTGTCAAAAACTTTATTGATTGTATTTACCTCGTTATGTATACCCATTTCTGCCAAGCAATATGAACCTTCAGTTAAGGAACAAGTTGGCGCAGACATTAATAAACAGGTTCTTTGTATTGCAAAAAACATTTACTACGAAGCAGCAAAAGAATCACATGAAGGAAAATTGGCCGTTGCACAGGTCACCATCAATCGTGCAAACAGCAAGAGATATCCATCTGATTTTTGCGGTGTTGTTTACCAGAAAACTGGTACAACCTGCCAATTCTCATGGACTTGCGAGAATGTTAATCCAGTTAAAGATTCATATGCGTGGGAAGAATGTCTATACATTGCTAAAAGGGCATTAACGGAATCGGTACTACACCGAGAGCTTGCCAAAACTAAGGCAATGTTCTACCATGCGGTCTATGTTAACCCCGGTTGGACCAATATCAGAGTGGTTAAGAAGATTGGCAACCACATTTTTTATACTAAAGGATAATCGTGCCTACGAAAACAGAAATTAATGATTTTAGTGAAATGATTTCCAAGTTGTCATACACCTTGGGAAGCACACATATGGATGCTATCATTCACCATTGTGAACAGACAGGTATGGAGGTCGATGTTGCATCATTATTGGTCTCCAATGCTTTGAAGGCCAAGATTCGTGAAGAAGCCCAAGAATTAAACCTATTGAAAAGAAGTGCATCTTTGCCGTTATGATTGAACTAATTGAAGTTAATACCGCCGAACAAAAAAGTTTGGTGAAAAATATTATTGAAAATAACCATTCTTATGTTCCAACAAATTCCTCTGTTGGTCGTAGAATTGATTGGTTAATTTTTGAACACAAAGATGATTCTTTACCGGAATGTATCGGTATGATTGGTATTGGTTCATCAGTTTATCCACCACCAAAAGATATACTAAGATTCCTTGGTGTATCTAAAGAAGAATATAAAAATAAATTCAACACGATTGCAAATAATTGGCGTTTTTGTTTTAGTAAATCCGTTAAAAATGCTGGCACACAAGTATTAAAACAATTGAGACTAAAATCTCGTGAAGCATGGAAAAGAAAATACGGTGATGATTTAACACACATCATCACCTTTGTTGGTGCCGGTAAAAATGGTGCAGTCTATCTCGCCGACAATTGGAAAAAGATAGGTGAAACTGCTGGATTACCATCACACAAATCGTCTTCCATGAAATGGAATAATAGTACTGAATTGAAAGAACTTTTTGTTAAACCCACAGGTGAAAACAAAAAAATTATTTTTATTAAACCAATCTAAAGGTGTGTTATGCCAAGTAAGGAATATTATGAAGGCCGTGATATGGAGAAAAACAAATTTCTCCACGAACATTTAATCAATTTCTTTAAATTTGATAAAATAGATTCTGATGGATCAACACAAACAAAAACAGATGTTATTGGTATAAAAAATGGCCAAAAAATTTGTCTGTCGGTTAAAAATGCATCAGGTAAAAACACGCAAGTGCATCTAACAACTTTAAAAAAATTAACCTCTGATTTGAATATTCCAAATAATATTGTTTCTAAATTAATTCTTTGGTTTGGAACAAATGATATGAATGAATTTGAATTATTGTCAAGTGGTAAAAAACTATCCAAGTATGAGATAGGTCATTCCCGATTGACTAGTAATAACATCAAAGATTGGGACAAAGTTCCAGAGTGGTTTAATGCAAACAATCGTAAAATTGCAAGCCTGTTGATACAAAGTTTAAATAACGGAGAAAAATCAAAATTCTTGGTTTGGAATAATAAAGTCAAAAAATCTTTACAAATAGTTGATATAACAAAATTGATTGATTTTATCGAAAAAGAATGTATTTGGATTACCATGCCTAGTGGAACTATCTTAAGATGCATTACACCAAATAACAAAGCTATCCTTTGGTTACAAATGAAAGGTAATCATACAGATGAAGGTTATAATCGTTGCCCACAATTTCATTTGGTTGAAAATTGGCCAGAAGAAATTATATTAAGTAAACAAATTGTCGCACTATGATTTTTTCGCTTGAAGAAGGTTCTGGATTCTCAGCCTTTGCTTTATATAATGCCATTAAACTTCATTTTACTACTGATAGCTACGATTATTTTAAGTATCACGGTAAGACCAACGTTACCAGAGATAACTTC